GGGAGCCGACGCGGCGACCTTCATCGTTGCCTCGTACTCCAGCACCGCCGGAGGCACGAACGGCTACAACGCGTTCGTCCTTGAAGAGTCCGACGTGACCACGACCGCCAACTTCGCGGCGCTCTCAGGGTTCACCTATACGGCTACCCAGGTGACGGCGGTCACTGCGACGGACAATGCGACCGTCGCCGCTGCCGGTCCGGTCGCCTTCTTCTCTACGAGCCTCGTCGGGAAGAAGCGGTTCATCCGGATCGGCGCTCGCGCCCATTCGTCGGCTACCGCTCTCGTCTCGCCGATTGTCTGCCTGCTCGGGAACAACAGCCCGGCGGCGAGCAACAGCAACGGCGCTCAGGTTTCGGTCATCGCTTGATACCATCCGCCAACACGGGACGGGCAGGGCCGGTGCCGCGTGGCATCGGCCCTGTTCACATCAGAGGGAATCGGCATGGCAATCACGGTCTGGCATAACGGCACGTTCAGCGAACACAAGGCGGAGGACGCAAGGTCGCTGCCGTACGCAGATGCATCCTGCGACGCGATCGAGGTACGCGGCGACCTGGCGAGGTACGTCGGCGGAGGAGCGATCGACACGGTAGCCGCGCTCGCGGCCAAGATCAGGCCAGGCGGCGACCTCCGCGTAGCCGTCCCGAACTTCGACGCGCTCGTCGACGCGTACAAGAACGGGACCGCTCAGGATGTCGAAGAGCGGATCATGGGCAAATCCGGCGAACACGGCTCGATCTGGAACCGTCAGAAACTCGTGGACGCGTTCCGGGCCGCAGGGCTCGACGAGGCTCGCACGTGGCACGCTGCCGACGAGCCGCTCGCGGTCTCGATGGAGGCCAAGAAGGTCGAGCCGATCAGCGAACTGCGGAACGTCGAGGCGTTGATCTCGATGCCGCGGCTCGCCTGGACGGAGAACATGTTCTGCGCGATCGCCGCCCTGATCCCGCTGAAGATCAACATCACGAAGCACACCGGAGCCTTCTGGGGCCAGTGCCTGTCACGGCTCATGCGCGAGGCGATCGCGAAGCCGTCCTGCGAGTGGGTGCTTACGATCGACTATGACTCGATCTTCACCAAGGAGGATGTGGTTTCGCTGTATCGGCTGGCGACCTCGCGGAACCTCGACGCGGTCGCTGCCATGCAGATCGGTCGCGAGCGGAACACCGTCCTGATCACGTGCGAGGACGACGACGGGAAGGCACGTACGACGCTCTCGCTTGAGGAGATCCAAGCCGATGCGCTTGAGGTCGCAACCGCTCACTTCGGCCTCACGCTGATCCGTGCCGACGCGCTCCGCAAACTGCCGTTGCCGTGGTTCCACGGTTCGCCGGCTCCGGACGGCAGTTGGGGCGAGGGCCGCATCGACGACGACATCCAGTTCTGGCGACAATGGAAGCGAGCCGGTCACAAGGTCTGGCAGTCGAACCGGGTCAAGATCGGTCACATCCAGATCATGGTGACCTGGCCGGACCAGAGGCTCGCCGCGCGACACCAGTACCATAGCGAGTACGTCACCGACGGTAAGCCGCCATATGCGAGGACTTGAATGGCCGTAGATCCGAACAGCCTGACCACGCTTGCCAAGTTGGAGACCTATCTGGGCGTCACGGCCGGCACGGATACCAGCCTGCTGGAAGCCTCGATCGACGCTGCGTCCGTGCAGATCGAGCAGATGCTTGGACGGGTCATCAAGTCGCGTGACATCTACGAGTGGAAGAACTCGGAGCGGACTCCGCAGATCGGCGTCAAGACTCGACCAATCAACCACGTGAAATACGTGGCGTTCGGGTCGAACAACGCGATCGAGGTCAGGCCGGCTTCAGGCTCGACCGACGTTCTCGCGACCGTCGAAGTGACGACATCGCATGTGCGGCTCTTTCGTGTCGACTCGACAGGCCAGTCGCATCAGACGCAGGTTCAGTTCACGAACCATCAGACGACCACGGAAGTCGCGACGGCTATCAGTGCCGTGACCGGATTCGACGCGACGGCGGTCGACGAGTTCTCGGCGTACCAGTTGCATCCTCGCGCCGGCGTGAACGTGCTGGATGCTACCGGATACCTGACCGCTGCATGGGATACCACGGCCGATCTCCGGGTCGATCACGAGACCGGCATCATCTCGTTCATCAGCGACGGCTGGCCGAGCGATCATTGGACGACCGAGTTCCCAGCGTCGCCGATGTCGATCCTCGTGGCGTACAACGGCGGCTATGACACGGTGCCCTACGACATCCAGCAGGTCTGCCTAGAGGCCGCAGCCCAGATGTACCGAGACCGGAAGCGGGATCGTGGCGTCCAGTCTGAAAGCCTCGGAGACTACTCGTACAGTCTCGGAGCCGCGACGGCGGCGCTCGACCTGATCCGTACGCGGCTCGGCTCGAGGACTCGCATCCGATGAGCATCGACGCGCTGATCTCGGCATATGGCAGGACGCTTGCCAGGCAGCGTCCGGTCTGGATTCGCGATGTCAGCGGAGGCGCTGCCGTCAGCACGACGGCAGGCACGACGACCGCGGCGATCTCCGGATATCTCCAGATCGGTGCCGGCGCCGTCGCTCTGCGATATGGTCGCGAGAACGTCCGGCATTCGGCGACTCTCTACTGCCTTGGCAGCGTCGACATCAAGCCCGACGACTTGCTGACCGTGACGATCGCGAGCGAGATCCGCACCTATCGCGTCGATACGGTCCGCATCCCGGATGACCGGCCGAACAGCGATCCGCTATGCCACAAGATTTGCGGTCTGGAAGAGGACTACCCTCGTGGCTAAGGGCAGCAAGACAGGTCCATCCGGCGGCGCGTCATTCAACTTCGACCGGAGGATGATCGCGGAAGCCATCGTCACCGGATGCGCAACCGGAACGCTTCGCGGTCTGATTCAGTTGCAGAGCGAGATCAAGACCACATTGAGCCAGGCAGGAAGCGGCACTAAACATCCGGGATTGCGATACAGGTCAAGCGCTCCGGGCCGACCTCCTGCCGTCCAGACCGGCCATTTGCGTCGCTCGTGGCAGGCCGGACAGCCGAAACGATTCACGGCAGCACGTCGGCTCGGCTGGTCTATCGGATCAAACTTGCGATATGCGGCGGCTCTTGAGTTCGGTACGGCACGGATCTTCTCGCGTCCATACTTGCGACCGTCGATTCGGGAAATCTCGGAAACGCTCGGACAGACGATGCAGAACGCGATCCGGATCGAACTGCGAAAATTGGGACTCAGCAAGCGATGAAACCGATCCTCGATACGCTCGCGGCAGCGATCACCTCGTCGGCGGCTACCTCGTGGTTCCAAGGGTTCGGCGGTCGCGTCTACGTCAACGAGGCGCCGGCGAACGTCGCGCTACCGCTCTGCGTCTATGGCGTGGCGGATCATGCGATCACCCAGACCTTCGGCTCTGATCGCGAATCGATCGTCATCGAGTTCACGCAGTACCATCCGCACTCGTCCGGCGTGGCCGTGGCGGCTGCGGCTGCGGAGGCGTTGCATACGCTGCTGGACAACAATCCGCTGACGGCGACCGGGTATGATCGGGTCGTGATTCGTGCCGAGTCGCGGGGTGTTCCCGCGGTCGAGGACGATGCGATCCGGACGGATTCCCGGTTCAGGATTCAGGCACTCAAGACCTGACAGGTGCAAGCATGGCATACCTCGTAGGAAACGACGGCGGCGTCTCGCTCGGAACCAACCAGGTCGCGCAGTTCAACGTCTGGAACGCGACGTTCTCGCGGCAGGTGTCGGACATCACCGGGTTCGGCGACGGCGGTCGCCGTCGTCAACTCGGCGTGCACGACTGCACCGGATCGGCCGGCGGGTTCCTCATGGCGGATGCGGCCAACACCAAGCCGAGCCTCGGCAAGACGGCGGCGACGGCGACATCGGCCATCGGATGGCTCGACAACGGAGCCACGATCTACCTGCACGCTCGCGGCAGCGGCACGGCTACGGCTTCGACCGCTTGCACGTGGAACATGTCGGCCGTGATTTCCGATGCGGCCGTGTCCGTGACCAAGACCGGAGACGCGGCGATCTCGTTCAACTTCCAACTCGCCGGCGGCGCGATCCCGGTCGAGACCTGGGACGAGACTGTTTGAGACTCTGGCCGACGAGCGTCCTGACGCCTGACGACTGGATCGCCGACGTTCAGTTCAGCGACGGCACCAAGTCGCGGCTCGGAGTGTCGCCGCACCTGACCGAACAGCAGGCTTTTGAGCGTGTCGCGACCGTGCTCGGCTGGCGACGCCAGTCTCGGAAGGTCATCGACATCAGGCTCAGGCGTCGCGTACACGCCTTTGCATCGGTGGAAGAGATGCACGCAGAGAACAGAGGGAGGCTCATCAAGTGAAGACCGTAGAGATCGTGCCCGGATTCCGGGCTCCGCTGCTGACCGTGGCGGACATGATGGAGATCGGCGAGACCGCTTGGGCTGACGAACGCAAGTCCCTGCTGGCTGATCTGGAGATGTCCGGTGCATCGCCGGACGCGAGGCTTGTTGCGCTCCGGGAGCAGTCGATCCGCAAGGGAACAACGCTAGTGCTGCTGATCGCGACGATGCGACTTGATGTCGCATCCGACATCGTGCGTCGCGTTGCGTTCCGGGCCAAGCAGAACCCGGACGAGATCCTCGAGCGGCTTACTCCGGCCGAGATCGTGGACAGGGCCCAGAGGCTTTGTGGCTACGAGAGGTCCGACGAGGGAAACGCTCCGAGTCCGGCGACGACGGCCTGACGCGCACGGACTGGCTCGCATCGGCCGCATTGATAGCAAAGCACGCACCAGGCTTCGGCAACCCGCTGTCGATGCCGATCGATCTGTTCGTCGCAGTCATGGAAAGCGTCTGCGATATGATCCAAGCCGAGAGCGGTCGCGGTGGCCGTGCGTCTGTTGATCGAGAGATGAGGCGCCTGCTTGGCTGAGAACCCGTCAGTAACAGTCTCGGTCTTTGCCGACATAAGGGCTCTTGAAGCCGGAATGGCGAGGGCGGAACAGACGGTCGTTAGATCCTCGGCGACGATGGCGCAGGCCGTCGATCGATCGGATATCGGCGGTCGGTTCAACAAGGCTGCCGGCGCATTCACAAGGGCTGCGGCAGGCATAACCGAAGCGCTTCGCGTAGTCGGGTCGCAGACTGCGACGACCATGCAGAAGATAGACGGCCTGGTCGGCGGCCTATCGATGGTGGGCGGCAAGTTCGGCATGGTCGCCGGGGCCAGTTACCAGGCTGGTCGAGCACTTTACGACATCCTCGCCGATACCGAACGTGTCGAGTCCGATCGTCAGCGCGAGGTCGAGTTCGCTCGTCGAGCGCAGATTTACAGTCAGGAAACGGAACTCCTCAAACTTCAACTTGCGATTCTGAAGGAGACAGATGTATACAGGAAGGCCGGCCTGCAGGCGCAGTTGGATGGCATGCGAGTCACTCGCGAGAAGATGACCGCGCCAAATGCAGGCTTGGCATCTGATCAATTTTTCGCACTGAAGCGGGAACTCGTTGACGCGCAATCGGCACGAACCTTGAAGGAATTGCGAGAGCAAGAGAACGCCAGAAGGAAGTCGATCAATGAGCAACTGCAGGACCGTCGAGCGGAGATAGACATCCTCAAGCAGGCGGACCCGTACCGCAAGGCCGAACTTGAATACAACCTCAAGATGGTTCAGATCGCGAGGGAGATCGCTGAACTGAAAGCCAGAGGAGCATCGAAGGCCGAGATAGAACTCGCAAAACTCAAGGAAGAGGTGGCACTTCAGGAGAAGATCCAGAAGCAAGCGAACATCAGTTCGGTGCTTGGGGAAGGAACGACCACGACGACGATCCAGACCAGGCTCGGCGGATCTTTCACGTTCGCCGAGAACAACATCATGCGAGGCATTCAGCAGTTTGCCCAGCAGCAGGTCATGCTGCAAACCAACTTGCTCAACGGCATGGCTGAGATCATCGCAATCATCAAGAACAGGGGCTACGTCATCACATGAGCCTTGTAGTCGTCGAGCAGATCGGAAGCCGGCAGGTATCGCGGTCACAAGGCAAGTTGACCGGATCGCGGTCTTTCCACGTCTACGACGACACGACTGCCATAGAGACACCGAATCAGATCGCTCGCCTGTTCGGCAGCGGCGGTCTCCCATACTTCGGAGAGCCGTTCCCAGGCACGACGAATCTCGGCGCGATCGACTGGAACATCTCCAAGGTCGACGGCCATATCGGCCTCTGGAAAGTCGTCTGGGATTATCAGGAGGTCGTCGGCGGGTTCACAACGACTCCGCCGCCTGACGAGATCGTCGACGCGGCTACGCCAGGTTTCATCGAGGTAACGGCAAGTTTCACGGCATCGCACCATCCGATCTGGCGAGCGTTCACGACGAGTCAGATCGCCAGCCTATGCCTGAACACCTCGACGCTTTGTCCTCTCGGAGTGCCGACTGCGGCAGACATCGGTGGGGTCCATGTTGACAGTGCCGGCGAGCCGGTGTCGTTCATCTTCAGGCAGTTCCAGATCACGATCACGACGGTGCGCGAGGGTCGATTCAAGCCTCGTAACTTCGTCCCTTTCCTCTGGACTCGCAACAATCGCGAGTTCCTCGACTGCGAGCCTGGATCGCTGCTCTACACGGGATGTTCCGTCAATCGAATCGGCGAACGCAAGTATCAACTGGGTCACGCGTTCGTATACGACCAGTTCTTCCACATGCATCAATCGGTCGGAAGGGATGCCGGCGGCAAGGTTCTGCTGAGGCCGCATCCGACCGCACCGGGAATCAAGGTAGCCGAGTACGTGCGCTTCGTGCAGCCGTATCCAGATCTTGCTGACCTTCGCGGCATGGATTCGCAGTTCTACAGTATTTGACATGGCAAACGAGATCACCATCACCAATCGTCTTCAGATCACGAAGGACAACCTTCAGTTCCTGTTCGCTCCCGACACGAAGCAGGCGGACCTGTCGAGCGTCGCGAGTGCCGGTGGGAATCAACTGATCACGGGAAGCGAGGAAGCGCTCGACCTGAATGCCGACGTGACGGCGAACGGGATCGCGTACTTCAAGAACCTGTCGACGACGATCCCGATCGAGATCGGCGTCGGCGGCTTCACGTCAACGACTGCTGTCGCTACCTCGATGATCTCCCTGTTCAGGCTCAACGCCGGCGAGGCGACGATCTCGAGGCCTGCTACCACCAACGTCATCGCGAAGGCGATCACGTCCATTGCGGCTACGCAAGCATACATCTCGTTCCAGATCTTCAGTCCATGAGCAAGCGGTTCACGAGCGGCGGCGTAGGCCGCTTCAGTTTCGACGAGGCGAACGCGACGCTAGCCGCGGCCGACGCCATGCTTGCCGGGTTCGTCCATCCCGGCAGGAGGATGACGGTTCCTGAAGATCCGCCGCTGGTGGTGAAGCTGACGCAGGATCTCGGCGACCAGATGTTCGACCCCGGTCCGAAGGGCATCAAGTACCGGGTGTGGAACTGGGCAGAAGTCACCATCGATCAGGGAAGCCCACGGAAGAAGATCACCAACGCCGAGAATGGTCGCACCGCCCAGAAGTTCGGAGAGTCTCCGCTGGGTCGTGCCATCCAACTCGGAGGAACGGCCATTGTCGGAGAGTTGGTCGTCCTGTTCAGGATGATGGATGCGGCCGGTCGTCCTTGGTTCTGCTTCAGTGGACGACCGCAGGTCACTGGTCAATCTACGCTGCTCAGCATCACGAGCGTGAACGAAGTCGTCCCTGGCATGTACCGCTACAACGTGCAGCCGGTCTACCTGAACAGCGCCGGCATGACATCGCAAAGGATCGACATGCCGGCCGGCATCGCGTGGAACGCGTACGAGATGAGCCAGATGCACGGGCAGGCGACCGAGTTCAACAATCCGCCGTCACGGCTGCGAGTCGTCGCTCCTGTTGACGGTCCGGTCGTGGGCGTGCTGGCATCCGACCCGTCCATCGCCGAAGTCGTCTACGCCTTCGAGGCTCCGTCGCCGCTTGAGCCTGAGTGCATCGGGCCGGTGCCAGGGGCGTTCGGCAATCTGCTCGAGGGCAACCTCTGATGCCGTACCAGATGCGACTACGTGCGACGGACGAGCAACTGTTCGCGGTCGGCAGCGGTCAGCGGTTCGTTGTTCATGCGATCTACTTCGCGAACACGACATCGAGCGTTCGCCGGATACGTCTGCACCATTGCAGCCAAGGCCGTGCGAGCGGCACGGAGAACGCGCTGTTCTATGACGTTGCAATCGCCGCGAACGGGACGCTCATTGACTCAACTCGCATCCCGATGCTCGAGGGCGACGCTTTGCGAGGGATGGCTGATGCGGCCGGAGTAACGTTCACGCTGCACGGGACTTTCGCCTGATGTCGCACATCATCCCGGCGGTCGCGTGCTGTTGCGGGACGGACCCGTGCGACAACCCGTGTTGCGAAGCCGGTACGGTTCAGTTCGGAATCTTCTGGACAGGCTCGTTCGTCAACGTGTTCAACTCCTGCGAGTGCGTTCCGGACGTTCCGAACTACATCTGTCCATGCACGGGCTCATGCTCGATCAACGGCGGTCAGGTTGGACGCGGGACCGTGTCGCGGCAAGGCGCGTCTCCGCTCGACCCTTGCGGCTCGTGCAATCTCACGCTTGAGGCCGTGCCTCTCGTCGGAGGAGGCACGTACAACTGCCCATGCGGATGTCAGTGGGAAGATCCTCCGGGCTCCGGCCAATTCGTCAGTTGTGCCGACAACCAGAATCCGTTCTGCGGCGCGTTCCAGATCGTATGCGGCGTCGGCGAGGTTCATTATCCGGCGTCGGCCAACGGATGCCCAGAGTTCATTCCGATCGTGTACTTGCGATACGATCCGACACCGAACGGCCAGTTCGGAGGCCGATGGGAAGTCGTGCTGCCGATTCGCATCATGGCGATGTATCGCGGATCGGATTGCTGGCGAGCGGATTCTGCATACTGCCATACAGACTGGAGCGCCGTGTTCACGCCTAACGAGGACGGCGTGGTATTCCGAGGACCGCAAGTGACGTTCTGCGACGACGGTCGAGTCGACTGGCGCTCGAGGTCGGGCACGTACCAGCCGCACAACGTCGTCGCGACACAGGGACCGAACCAGAACCTCATCTGGTCAGCCGGCACGGTACACGTGACATGAACGCAAGGGACGGTCTGGTGACGTTGACGGCAACGGCAAAGGCCGGAGCGATCGGCATCGCGAAAGCCGTCCTGCGGATCGAGCCGACCGACGCAGAAACCATGCGACGACGGATCGCGACGTGCGAGGCATGTCCATCCGGCTGCTACCTGACCGGACCGAGCCGATGCGACCGAACGAAAGGCGGCTGCGGCTGCTATCTCGCGGCCAAGTGGCGCGTCGCGAGCGAGAACTGCCCGAAGGGACATTGGTAGGATTGAGGCATGGCGGTCACGCTCACAGGCACCGGCGGTCTCTTCACGCGGCTCGGCAAGCTTTTCGGCTTGGCGAAGACGATCAGGCAGCACCAGCAGGCGATCGCTCCGACCGCGGCGACCTCGACGAGCGGCGTCCGGACGATCTACTCGGTGTTCGCCTCGACGACTGGGACGCTTCCGATGGCGACCGACCTGGTGCGTGCCGTCGCCGACGAGGACGTTGTCGCAGACGCCAGCCTGACGACACTCGCCGGCATCAAGGCCGCGGCCGAACGGACGCTCGTCGAGATGGTGGACGCCGACACGAAGTTACCGAGCAAGACGGTCCCGGAGGCCATGCGGGAACTCGCGTTCCAGATGAACCGCGATACGCAGAAGGTCGCACTCACCGACTTCACGGTCGGAGCGACCTCGTACAACGGAGCCAACACTGGTAACGCGTTCGTCGTCGTCTCGGTCGAGGCACCGAAGATCATCCGCGACAACGTCGTCTTCTCGTCGAAGGTGACGGCGCAACCGTATGTGCGAGCCGAGACGTTGACCTTCTCGTGCGCTCAGGACACGAAGGTAGCCGGCGTGTCGAGCGGCTCCGAGCGATGGCACGTGACCGGCGACCGATCGTTCCCGAACCTCGATCGGCGATGGCGAGCCGGCAGCGGCACGGCCATGATGGTCACGGCTACATCCGGCGACCAGGACGGAGGCGGTTCGCCTGGCATCAACATCCTGACGAACGGCGACTTCGAGGTCTTCGAGTCAAACGTCCCGATCAACTGGACGCTCGCGACCGGAACGGCAGGCACGCACGTCCAGAGTTCGACGACGGCTCAGCGTGGTGCGTCATCGCTCAAGATCATCGGCGACGGGTCGAACCTGACGAGGCTCACGCAGCGGCTCAACTCCGGGACAGGCACCTACGGCAAGCTGAAAGGTGACACGCTGTATCTCATCTCGTGCTGGGTCCGAGCCGATGGCGGAGCCGCTCCGCTTGCCGGCGTGCTGCGAGTCTCGTTCCGCGACGGCACGGACACGGTGCTTTCCGGGATGACGTTCAATGTCGACCTTACGGCGCTGACGTTGTCCTACGTGCGGTACGGCCTTGCGGTCGTCTCGCCGGTGAACATCCCGGACGAGGCGTACATGGTGCTGGAACTCACGACCGCGATTACCTCGACGCAAGCCGTGCTGGTCGACGAGGTGACGGTATGCGAGATGACGCGGCTTGCCCCAGGCGGTCCTGGCGTCGCGATCGTGGCAGGCTCGACCGACTCGCGTCGCGGCGACCTGGCAACGGTCGCGATCTCCAACGCGACGGTCGGCGAGATGAACCTTGAACTCGACCGCTTCTTCGGCCTGTACGACAGCGGGATCTTCCTGCCGAGCGGGACCGGCACCAACATCACGGTTGCCGACTCCTTGATCTCGTGACGGGATCGTGCTAGATTGCTTGTCAGATCCGCGGCTTCACTAGCCGCGTCGCTGCCGTGATCCACTCCGGCAGCGGGTCAACTCCTCCGCCTCGTGGCTTACCCCAGCCGCGAGGCGGTTTTTATTCCAGCCTTTC